ATACCACTCATATCAGATTCAGTCGCCGGTGTTTGTATCACTGGCGAACTTTTGTTTGGGTTGATGTTCGGTGGTGATTTCGGTTTAGGTGTTGATGGAATTGGTGCAGGAGTTCTGGATTCCACCATGGCAGTGGTTTTGGCTATCGCCGCCGCTTTTGCTAATGGTTCTAACGGAGCACCCTTTGGTGTGATATCACGCATTTCATAATGTTCAGCACCAACCAACGCTGCACCGGCTTTACCAAATAATTTCTTTCCCATCTCAAAAACATTTGTGACAGTATCAACTGCACCTGCCAATGGACTTTCACCGCCGCCAACTCCTGATATTCCTTCTGGACCGCCCACAGATACGTGCATATGATTATAATGTCCAGCAGTACGCCAAAGAACATTATATCCTGCGGCTTCTAATTGTGGTTTTAATGCATCAAATTTTGCAGCTGCAACAGGATCATCAGCATCATTACCACTAACAATATTTAAATCGATTGCTTGACCACTGTAATGTCTAGAATTTGGACTGTGTTCACCGACCGGACCAAACGCAGCATTTTCACTTACTTTAATCCCCTGCCCTTGCAAATATTTTCCTAATCCAACAATATCATTTTTAGGTATTGCACCCTGTTGTGATATTTTAGTTGCATCTTGTTTACCGCCCGCTGGAGAATTCTGCGCAGCTGTTGTCATTAAAAGTGGCGTCGCCTGTGCTGCTGAGGCCGGCGTATTCTTTGCAGCAGGTGTAACAAATGACGTTGGTTGTGTAGTGGATGCGGTTGATGAAGATACTTTCCCAGTACTAGATTTTACACCAGGTGAAACAGGAGCGGATGGAACTGTTTGCTGTTGTGATGCAGTATTGATACTTCCAGTATCAGGAGGATTTATTGGTTCTGGTCCAACACCAGAAGCAGTTTCTGTAAATGTTTTCCCACCACCCGCCGGAATTGCTGACGTCAATCCACCATCAACTATCGGTTGAGTTACTTTTTTTGACGAAGTGGGTTGTGTTGAATTGGGTCCTAATTCATTGATATCACGTTTGTTATCTTTACTTCCCAATAACCATTCAAAAGCAGAATTGATTGTTTTAGCAACGTTGCCAACAAAATTGGCAACACCAACACCAAAATCAGTAACATCTTTGAGTGTTTCTTTTACAGGATCAAATTGCAATGCAATAACTGCAGCCAATGCTGTTGCGGCTGTCATCTCTCCTTTGCCACTTTCTTTTTCGGCATCAGGTTGTTTAACTTCCTCAGGTTGCGCATCAACATCTTTTGCTTCAATATTAGCTTCTTTAGTTTGCGCTATTTCCTTTGCAGAAATTGCTTGTTTATTTTGTAGTTGTTGTTTGAGATAACCATCGATCGATGCCAATTGGTTGATCATGGCAACCAATGGTTTATTGATGTTAGCGTGTTTATTTTTTACAAGTGTGCCGCCACCAGTTTTTGGTTTCTTGGGATCTCGTGTTGTTTTTACTTTGGTTTTTTGTAGACCGGCTTCACCTGAGATTCCAAAGCCAGCAGTAAGATCTATATCAGGAGAGTCATTCTTTCCAAAACGTGGTACTGCATTGCTTAGTGTGCGTTGAAGACTGTCTGGTGCACGAACCTTAGTCTTCTCATCAATCCATCCCTGATTGGTATCATAGACGTATTTTTGTCCATTGATCGATATTGGATCGACTCGTTTGTCAATTTTGACACGCAATTTCTTTTGAACTGGTTCGTCTATTACCAGACTGTCGAGTAGTCTGATCAATCCTTTATCTGCAGGTTGTTTCGTTTTAGAATCTATCCAACCCTTATCAGCATCTTTGATAAACTTCTGATCGCCTATTGTTACTGGTGTCATGCCGCGAACTTCCAGTGTGCCAGGTACGTCATGATCAGATCCTTACCGCCTGGATAATTAGGATCTAGAGCACCGAGTGTCCCGTCGTTAGATGCTTGTGATATTGATTTTTGTCCAGCTGATGCAGCTAGTGACGGCCCAGACTCAGATGTCTTTTGTGCATCACCGGCAATAGTTGCTGTTTCAATTTTCTTAGATAGATCTTGTATCTTTTGACTCGGCCCGTCGATCTTTTCATTTAGTGGTTTATACGTATAATTTTGTGCACCGACTATAGCCGCACCGGCTTTACCAAAGATCTTTTTACCCATAGCCAACATGCCTTCAAGACTGCCTGGTGCTGCTTCACCGCCTGATCCACCTCCGCCTTGTAGATTGGCATAATTACCACCAGCAATCGATGTTGCATTGGCTTGTCTTTGGGCTATAGCTGCACCAGATGATCTCTCATATTTGCTGTCGACAATAGCAGCAGCATCAGCAGCAGTTGTTGCTCCTCTCAATGCATTGCCGGCTGCTTTTTCAGAATTATTGAGTTCCCAATTAACAAACTCTAATTGTTCCTGGAAATTAGATTCTCTAATAGATTTTCCATATTGTCTTTCGAACTGGGCTTGTCTATCTGGATGCCATTGTGCAATACCATACGCATCTCCACCGTCACCTTCTGCATCTGTTCTTAATCCGGATTCTACAAACAAATTGCCGACAATACCAGACGCCTGTTCTTTAGTCCATCCTTTACTTTCAAAAAAAGCTTGTGCTTCTTCGGGACGACCTGTTTCAGACTTTGCTTTGATTCCTGTTGATGGAACTGCAGCTTTTGTGGCATTGCTAGTTGCTGTGTTTCCTGAAACTGTTACAGCCGCGGCTTTTCCTGGAGCATCAACATCCTTTGTGTTTTTCCATTCTTGATATGCATCCCATATAGCAACTGCAATATCGTATATACCCCATACGAATAGACCAGCATTGAAAATAGCCATGGCTATACCTGGTATCGCTCCGATGCCGGTGCCTGCCAATAGGAAACCACCGACAACTTTAGCTAGAATACCAGCAATTTTCTGCATGACCTTCTTGCCGAGGCGGCGTTCAAGGATAATAAGAAACCGCCTGCCGCCCCTTGTAGCAAACCATGCTGTAGCCTTTTCAGCTCCTTGCAATCCCGCTTTTCTTGCTGCACCCTTTCCGGCACCAGTCATTGTTGCATAATTTGGTTTTTTTAATACATCTAGTGCCTTCATCCCCGCGCCAGCTCCTAGTTTTTTAATACTAGATCTGACACCTAATGCACCGATACCTGCTATAAAAGCGCCTTTTCCGGCACCGGATTCTGCTTTTATTGGATTTCCATTTTCGTCTTTTGGCTGCAATGGATTTAATGATGAGTGCCATAATTTATCAAATACGTATTCGGCTACAATACCCACCAAACCGCCTTTTACGCCGCCTTTTAGGAAACCAATGAAACCGCCGACTCCAATGAAAGAAGCCATATCAACCAACCAGCCATAATCTTTCTTGAATGCCTCAACATTTTGTTTTAAAGCATCTAATTCAGTTGTATCTAGTTGACTGATTCCTAATGCACCGAGGCCTGCAATCAGCGCGCCGCCGGCTAATATTTTGTTGGCCATCGACGAACTGGGTTTTTTATCCATCCAACCCATATTTTCAAACATCGTTGTTTTGGTTTTATTTTCTACCGCAGCTTCTTTTTCTGCTTGTACTTGCTTTTGATAAGCAACACGATCATTTTCTATCTGTGTTCGTAATGTATTATCAATAGATGCAAGATATCCAACAGCAACAGCTAAAAGTTTCTCTGTTGGCATCTTTTCATTGAAGGCCGGTTTTGCTGCTTTTTTGGGAGTTGGTAAAGTACCACCACCAGTAGTTACCTTTTGTGTTCCAGCAGTGCCGGCTATACCAACATTACCGATAACGGATTTTGTGGCATTGGGTTTATCTTCTGCATTAGCAGCATCAGATACTCCTTTAGCAAGTCCTTTGGCAAGTCCAGATGCCGCACTGACGATTGAACCTGCCGCGTCAACAGCAAGTCCTAATCCTTTTACAGCAGTCTTGCCGATGAATATACTAGCGAGGCCCATTATTTTCTTCTACTTTCGAGTTCTTGTTTTTGTTCTTCAAGATATGACATCAGCATATCAACATATAGATCTCTTTCATAAGGTATTAAGTTTTCAATCTCTGTTATTGAATATTTATGGTGTTGAGCCATCGAGAATATCATAGAGTAATATACTTGAAGTGTCGTATGACTCAACCCCACATAAAAAAATCTCTGAGATTCGTTAACTCAATCGCCCTTTCATTACCAAGTTTGTTCTTGTACTCGAACTTATGATAAAGCTTTGGCATGCTCTCAAAGAACTTGCGGATCTTATCAAAAGTCTTAACGTCTAAACCGTCAAGGAATTCGCCGATTTCTTTTTCAGAATATTCGTTGGCAATGTACACCTCTTCAGCATCATAGATCGTGTCAATACAATTGACGATGAAGAAGGTCATGAGATCTACCTCATTCTCGAACACACCCATCTTATCGGTAATCGATGCTGAAGGATATTTCATCGTCATTCCAACATCATCGGTAATGGAGATAGTAGGATCAACTGCATTTTCAGGATATGTGATTTCGATCTTATCTAGATCAAGTTCAAAGTCATAAACTTCTTCATCTTCAGTATCACGATATGAAAGCTTGACGATATTGTTGACCGACCTAGCACGCAGTTTCAGGAATAGAAACTCAAGATCAAATGTGGTCAGATCATCTACACTGAAACTTGGTGTAGTAATACAGTTATTTAAAATCTGTTTAATAGCACGAATGATTTCACCGTCATTGCCACCCTGTTGTGCGACGAGTAGGATCTTTTCTTCTTTAACAAGAAATGGTCTGAATTCGATCTTCTTCTTCGAAGATGGAACTACTGCATCAAAGATAGGTTGACTAATTTTTGGTAATGACATTATATTCTCCTCAATTCAATTATGGTATTGTTGTATTAACAGTTGTAGGTGGCTGGGTTGTTGATTTTGTAGTGTTATTGACGAACCGCTCAATATATGGTGGAACTGCAATAGTATAGTCACCGACTATCTGCGAATCACCAAATATTGGTCCTGAGGCACTTTGTCGGCTGCGCTGCAGTGCCGTAATAGCAATATTACCAGGATTAGCTTTTTCTTCATCTGGTGATTTAGTAGATGCACGTGCGGCCGCATCTTGTTGTGCATCCATATAAAGAGCATTGGCACCAACTTTAGGTGTCTTCATGATCATATCGGTAAACGCAAATGTAACATTATATTTCATCAATTGGTTTTCATCATTCCATGCCATGTTTATACTCTGAATGGAAATAGGAAATGCATCAAAAATATTGTATTCGATAGTAGTATTTAACTGTCTATCATATACAAATACACTGACTTTGCTATTTGAGTAGTCATCTTTAAAGCCGACTTCATATGGTTCATAAGCATTAAACTCACCAGTGCTGATCATGTCAGCACCACCTTTTGAATCATGATTGACAATCAGGTTGATCCATTTATTAAAGAAATCGACGATCTCCGAATTACTATCTACAATCCATTGAAGTGTAAAGTCACCAAAGTTGACGTTGTATGGAACGATTTCAGTTGGACCATATCCATACCGACGAACAGCTTCTTCTTTGATTATTGATACACCAGGAAGAATAGCATTATCGCATCTCATGATAAGTTTATCTTTATTAATAGTCATGTAACTATTAAGAGCTTTGGTCAACTCATTAGTGTTACCATCATCATCGTAAGATCTAAATGGCGCAAACCTAACCAAATAACTGTGGGTTGCAACCGTTCCATAGTTATCAATTTCGGTTCTAAAATTGTTAATGTTGAATGTCGTCACCTTACTTCCGGTAACTGTAATCTCACCATTGAAGTTTCTGGGATCGTTAGGATTGTTCGGATCACCTGTCGACAGTGCACCGTTTTGTATTTCTTCATTCGTTGATGTTGCAGAAGCAAAATCATTGACTGTCTGGCTATATGCCTTTGGGGTGTATTTGACAACTGTATTGTCTAATCCCACTCCTTTTTGTGTCTCTTGTCCTGCGGCTGCAATAGCTGTATCCATGTCAGCTAAAAAGGTTGGATTGTCTGCCATTATTGACCCCTAAAGATTTTCTTGGATTCTGCCCAGACCTGCGTCTTTGTTGCTTTGACAAAACGTTCTGTCGGCAGAAACAGAGCAACGTCCCATTCGGAAGGATACACATACATGAATCTAGAACGAACATGCGCATCTAGATAGTGTTTCACGCACGGTTCAAAATACTTTAACTTCGAAACTGATTGCAATAACGAGTAATTCATCTTGATCTTGGTAGATTCATCGTACCGTGTATTGTTGGCATAATCATATAAACCATCCATCAACTTAGCACGAAATTGTGGTGGGAGATAGTGAAGGTTGATACCATAGAATCCACCTTTTACCTTACGGAAAGGAAAGATCAACGGGAATCTATCGTAGTATGCCAGTTCTTCTTTGTATTTCGGATCATAGTAGAACATGTACATCTGACCAACAATCGGATTACTGACCAGTCGTGCAGTGTCACCTTTCATCAGGGTACGTTCATTAACACGAGAGATCTTTCTGGCAGTTTCACGAAACCAATCGCGCGCTCCTTGGGTACGTGCCGGGATCTGACCGGAACGGACACCTTGTGTAATGATTGAATCGAATACCGTCGCCACTAAAATTTTATCCCTAATTCATACTCGGTCAAGATCTCGAACTTCCATCCACGATCTTTGCAATAGTTGCCGGCTGCTTCCCACTTCGAGGAGTTGATTCCCCATGTCTGCACCTCGGTGATGTAACGCTTATTAGGCTTATTTATGATCTTTGGAGGAGAGCATTGTGCCTTTGGTTTGATCTCTACGATGACTGTATCGATCTTGCCATCTGGTGTTTTCTTTTTGATAATAAAGTCTGGAAAGTATCTATGGACTCGACCGTCAATTGGGGATCGATAGGGGATAACAAGTTCTTCGCTCCCCCATTGTATTACTCCAGGATGACTATCTAGCCATCCCATAAATTTTAGTTCCCACCGACTTCTATACACAATATTCGATGGATCACCCAGATATTTTTGAGGATTTCTAGGTTGAAACTTTCCTTTGTATGCCATTTTCTATTTATAAATAGAATTAGCCCTTTAATTTGAAGAGAAAACGATGTCACTAATCAATCTTAATATCGACAGTTTGAAGAAAGATACTAAAGGTATTCTTGATAGGATTGCTGATAACGTTGTCAATAAAATTGAAGGTAAGTTAGAAAATGCAGTTGAAGATCTATTTGCCAAGTCACTAAAGAAGATTGGTTTGGCAGACAATATTGCCAGCCAACTGTCTGCACGGTTTGGTGATGCATTTTCGGTTGGAATGTCTGACAAGTATTTCCATAGTTCAACATCTGAGCAAAGTCGACTTACTCCACAACAAATATGTGAGAATGTTCTACCACGGTCCGGCGCCGAAACAACTGCCGTTGCAGTAGATCGTATTAATTATAATGAGGCAATGGGAGTAGCGGGACCATTAAACGGACCGATACATCAATATCCTGAACATCTCGGCAACTATTATTTTTCTATGAAGTTTGCTCAGTATCGTCGTCCCGCTCCACAGGTGAGAGCAACACTAGATTTCAAAGAAGCATTTGTGTTGCCACTTCCAAGAGAGTTAAAAGAATCTTTTGATATTAATGTATCTGAAAAAGATCAGAATATGGCCGGTGGTATTGCAGATGCCGCCACTGCATATTTTACAGATAAGTCAAAAAGTTTTAAACCATCGGATGCTGCCGAAACATTACTGCTAAGTAAGTTAGTGCAGATGTCAGGCGATTTTGGAGATGCCATTGGGCAGTTTGCAGGTGCAGTACCCAACCCTCACGTATCAGCAATATTTAGTGGTATCAGTCTAAGAACACACAGATTTGAATGGACATTTTCTCCACGAAATAAAAATGAAAGTTTGCAGCTTCAACAATTAATTTATAAACTGAAAGCAAATGCACTTCCATCGTATAGTACCAATGGTACTGCAGCCCTTCAATATCCTCAGTTAGTTCAATTGGATCTATATCCTTGGGCAAATAAAGGAGAAGCTGAAAAGCTGATTAGATTTAAACCATGCCTGTTGAAAGATGTATCGGTCAACTATGCACCGCAGGGAATTCCTTCATTTTTTGCTGGATCTAAACAACCGACATTCATCCAGTTGAGTCTTGAATTCTTAGAAACCGAAATCTGGACCGGCGCAGATTATGGTCGTGAAGGTGGTGATAGAATCAATGAGGTCTTAAATAAGGCTAGCGATGCAATACTTGGAGAAGGTACTCGCACATCATTTAAAAAACAATTGGATAAAACGTTTAGTCAATGATACGCCAATTAACAATATTTAAGGTAGAATAATGGGTAGATATTTCGATCGCTTTCCACTTGTAAACTATGATGGTGTTCCGGCCAAGAATCTACTGACGAAAGTAGATTTTACAGAAGAAGCCCTGCGCGATATCTATTCGAATTTTGACTATGTGTTACAGCCTGGCATGAATAGACCAGATATGATCTCGTATAGCTATTATGATTCGACGCAGTATGACTGGTTAATCTATCTTTCAAATACTGTTATCGATCCATATCATGACTTCTATAAATCATCTGAAGATTTCTATGCGCATGTAGTGGCCAAGTATGGTTCATATGAAATAGCTATTAATACTATTATGTTTTATCGTAATGATTGGTCGCCTGATGATAGTGTTATCGATGTTAGTGTTTATGATGCTTTGACGCCGGCTCTTCGTAAATACTGGAAGCCTGTTATGAATAATACATATCAGATTATAGGATATGATCGTGTCAAAGAAGACTGGACTGTTTCGACGAATAAGATCGTAAGCATCAAATTAGCCGATGCTAGTGTACTTGTAGGATCTGATTTCATCCACCAAACATCTACGCAGGCACGCGGTGCTTTATTATCTGTGGATACTACTACAAATATTGCTATAGTGCAACACGTAACAGGAATGTTTGCTGCAGATGGTTCAGATAGTATCGAAGAGGTAACGATTCTTAAACAGGTATTAAGTGAAGAAGAAGAAGCATTTTGGTCACCTGTAAATGCTTATGAATATGAAGAAGAAAAAAACGAATTGAAGAGATATGTTAATCTTATCAAGCGCACATATCTGCCAGATGTTGAAAGATTATTTGTTGAGAAAATTCAAGAATGACCGATAAAGCAGTTATGATAGAAGGTAAGTATAAGTTACTTACTTTCCAATTGTCAACACCAACAAAACCGATTGATCTCACACCTTATTGTGTGCGGGCCGACATTTATGAAAGTGTTTTAGAGCCGACTACTATTGCCGAGTTTATTATCTCAGACAAGACTGGCATGTTCAGTCATTTTAACTTTTCAGAACAAGTCATCTGTATCAAATTTACAACATATGAGGATAATCCAAAAGGCGCGGTTGATTATGATTTCAGCATAATCAAAACAGGTCCTGCCGAATCATTAAATGACGATAAAGGCATGTTGTATAAACTAACCGGTATTTCACGTGAAGCCAAAAAGTCACCGACACTTAAGAATGTCCCATACACACGTGAGAAGATCGAGTGTGAAAATATGGTCAAGGCATATCTTGAAGCCCCGAATCTATTAAACTCTAAAAAACCGTTGTTTGCTGAAAAGACTGCGGGTCTCCATACATTCGCGATGAACAATATCACACCGTTCGAAGCAATCGATCAGGTACGTACTATGGCGATCTCACAAAAATATAATGGATCTGCATTTGTGTTCTTCGAAAATAGCCGTGGATATCATTTCAAATCTTTAGAAGCCTTGGTCGATGAGGGTCTTAAAAATATTGGTGATAAGTATTATATCCAATCTGCATTGGCCCATGCCGATGTGACAGGGTCTAAGTGGAGAAACATACTAGCATTTAAAACAATTCCGAATGTCAACCAAACTGTGGCCAGAACAATCGGCGGTGGTAAAAATCTAGTTGTTCGTCTTAATATCAAGACACGCGAATACGAAGAGTTTACAGCAGATTCTAAGATTCTAGATTTCATGCAGTTGAATAAGGGTGCACATCTATCATCGATAAAATCACAAAATGAGATGAACACCGATGATGGTAAAATCACGGTATTACAGTACGACCCTGATAAAGAAACCCATGAGTTCGCTGATAAAGCAAATAAGTTACCATATTATTTGACACATTTTTTAACAACAGTTGTGCAGATTACGGTATATGGCGATTCCACCGTCTCGGTTGGTGATGTCATCACCTGTGAGATTCCAGAACATGATGGTTTGCCTATCAGTGAAAACAAACCGTATGTTGATACTAGTTCTATTGTGGCCGGCAATTTCATAATCACCAAATGCCGTCACGTATTAACGTTCAATGAAAAAGCAGAATATGTACAGGCATTAGAGATTGTTAGAGATGGTTATGGTGGCCACAAACCAAGAGCCAAACAGTTTGGTAGTTAACGGAGAATAATAATGCAAACCATGCAATGGTTTCAAGGTGTTGTTGAAGATATTGATGACCCTGAAAAATTGGGCCAAGTCCGTGTAAGAATCTTCGGTGAAAATGCTCCTCCTGGTGGTAAAAATGACTTGAACATTCTTCCATGGGCAAAGGTGCTTATGCCTGTGACCAGCGCCGGATTTATAGGATTGGGACATGCTCCTGTTGGTTTAACCAAGGGCGCATGGGTAATTGGGTTCTATATGGGTGACAAAAAGCATCCGATGATTCTTGGATCGATGGTCATGGCCGACAGTATCTCTGATCAGGCCGCTGGCAAAAATGCTGTCAAAAAAGAATATATCGAAGAACTTGGCGAAAAACCGACCAAGTATGATGCAAAATATCCTAATAATAAAACTATCAATACAACCTCCGGTCATCTTCTTGAAATAGACGACACTCCTGGATCTGAAAGAATCCATGTATATCATAAGACTGGATCGTATGTCGAAATATTTCCGGATGGATCTATTGTTACCAAGTCGATGAAAGACAGTACGAGCGTGACGATAAACGATCATGCTATTTCGGTAGTGCGGGGCGATCTACAAATTGTTGCTAATGAAGGAAACATCCAGATTGCAGGCGACAAAGATGTCGATATCGTTTCTAAGAATTCCGATATCAATATTATCAGTGAAAATGGCAATGTCAATATTAAATCGAATGATCTAGTATCGATAGATTGTACAACGGTGGATATCACAGGTGATGTTAAAGTATCTGGTAAAATCACTGTCGAGGGTGAAGTTAGTGGTGCTGGCAAGAAACTATCTAAGCATACACATACAGGTGTGGTGAAGGGCGGTTCTAATACTGGACCTCCTGCATAATCTGAATAAATAAAAGAAAAAGAGTTGTAGATGGCCGATATTAAAAGAATAGACAAGATCACCAATTCGGAAAAAGCTTCCGAAAAGGCACCTTATTATAGCGACTTCTATAACAATTTTAATATGCATCCACACAATAGAACACTGACAAGATACACGAACGAGAACTCAGTTAAAAGAGCTCTTCGCAATTTAATCATGACTCAACCTGGTGAAAGAAGATTTCAACCAGAATTTGGATGCAATCTACAGCGGTTTCTATTCGAAAATATCAGTGATTATGTTGGCGGATTGATCAAAGACGTAATCAAAGAATCTGTTGACAAATATGAACCGAGAGTAAGAATCGTTGATATCTTGGTTATAGCAAACGAAAGCAACAACGCCTACGAAGTAACCATCATTTTTGAAGTGATAAATAATGTTAATCCAATGAGCATCAGCTTAACACTTTATAGAGTAAGATAATGGCAAATAGCAGTTTAGTCCTTACGCAATTAGATTTCAATTCATATAAAGAATCCCTCAAGACATACTTGATGGGCCAAGATTCTTTTAAGGACTATGATTTTGACAGCAGCAATATCAATGTCTTACTTGATATTTTATCATACAACTCGTATTTAAATGGCTTCTATTTGAATATGATCGGGAACGAAATGTTCCTAGATAGTGCCAAGTTAAGAGACAGTGTTGTATCACACGCCAAAGAACTTAACTACCTTCCAAGATCATTTGGTTCTGCAGAAGCCGCTATTCAACTAACTGTTACTCCTACCGATTCTACAACACAATCAATCGTTGTACCAAAGGGCACAATATTCCAGACACGTGTCGACGACTACAACTATGCATTTACAACAAATGAAAATGTTGTTATAACGAATTCAAATAATGGTGTTTTTACGAGCGATGCTATTACTGTGTATGAAGGAAATTATCTTTCAGAAACATATATGGTAAACTATAATAATCCACTCGTATTTAAGATCAATAATAAGACGGTTGACATATCAAGTATCGGTGTTACTATTATCGAAGATAATGGATCACAAACATTAACATATTCTAGAGCTACTTCATTGTTCGGATATGATGGCAGTTCTAAAGTATTTTTTGTACAACCTGCAACCGGTGACAAATATGAGATCGTCTTTGGTGATGGTGTCATTGGCCGCAAGCCGAAGAATAATGCAATCGTAGTAATCGAGTATCGTGTCTGTAACGGCGAACTTCCAAATGGAGCGTTCAAGTTTGTCAATACCGGGCGTATCGATAATCATGCAAACGTATCAGTAAGAACCGTGACTGCAGCACATGATGGTTCGGTTGCTGAAGATATGAACTCTATCAAGTACAATGCTCCTCGTGCGTTCACTACACAAGAACGTGCTATCACCGCCGAGGATTATGAGAACCTGCTGAAGATTAATTACGCTGAAATTAATGCGGTAACGGCATACGGTGGCGAGGAAGCTTCTCCTCCACAATATGGTCGTATTTTTGTATCAGTCGATCTAAATGGTGTCGATGGTCTTCCTAAGATCAAGGAATCAGAATATAAAAGATTCCTTAAGTCTAGAGCATCTGTTGCGATGGAGCCGATCTTTATATCGCCGGATTACATCTATCTCAAAGTGTCTAGTAACGTCAAGTATAATATCAACAAGACTGGATTGAATCCTGAAGATGTGCGCACGTATGTGATCGCTGCTATCCAGTCACATGCAGCAACAAACTTGAATAACTTTGCCAGAACTCTTCGTTATTCGCGTCTAGTTAACGATATCGATAATGCAGAGTCGAGTATCATTAGTAATGAAACCGATGTTCAATTGGTAAAATATATTACACCATCTTTAAACATCTCTCAGAATCTGACCATTGATTTTAAAGCTGCGTTGACTTCTTCTGTCCCTGCACTGAGTGATGAACACCCAGTTGCTGATATGCATTCGATCTCGTCAACCACATTTTCATATGATGGTATTTCGAGTTGCGTGCTCGAAGATGATGGTGATGGAATCGTTCGTATTGTCACCACAACCGGAAATAGTCATAAAAAGATCATAGATGTTGGTAAGGTCGATTATGATACCGGTATCGTATCGATCAATAACTTTAAAATCTCACAGTTTACTGGAACATCATTAAAGATATATGGTGTGCCGAGATATAAAGATATTGCATCTACCCAGAATGTGATATTAAACGTAGTAGAATCAGATATCAATATCACTATCGAGCAGATTAGAGAATAAATGATTAACTTATACGTTAAACAACATAAAGTCACAAGACTTAAATATTTTGGGGTAACTCGAAAGGCCGATCCTTATTCATATAAAGGGTCTGGCACATATTGGAATCAGCATTTGATGTCTCATGGTGATGATGTAGAGACTATCAATGTTTGGAAATTTGATAATGATAAAAATGCATCTGAATTTGCTCTAAAATATTCTTTAGAAAATAATATTGTCACGTCACCAGAATGGGCTAATTTAATTTATGAAGATGCATTAGGTAATCCAGGTGGATATGTACACACAGATGAAGCAAAATTAAAAATATCTAAAGCAAGATTAGGCAAACCTTTATCTGAGAACCATAGACAAAATATTAAACTACATCATGCAAAAACCGGCGGCGCACATTTAGGAAAGAAATTTTCAAAGGAAACAAAAGCCAAAATGTCTGCAGTGCATAGTGGTAAAGTGTTGTCTGAAGAACACAAAAGAGCCATTTCTTTAGCTCAAACTGGAACAAAGCGCGGGCCATACAAAAAGAAAATTAAGTCATGAAAGATATAGAAAAACTAATTTCGCCATTGGTAGAAAACCAATTCCCTTCTTTTTATAAGGAAGAAGGGCCACAGTTCATTGCCTTTGTTAAAGCATATTATGAGTGGATGGAAGCAGAGACACAAATCATCGGTGTCTCTAGTACTGATGGATTTATAACAGGCAATCTAGTATCACAAAATCATACCGAAACCAATAGAGTAACTGGCAGAATCTTAAGTGTCGATACTGTCTTAAATCAGATCCATATCTTACACACATCAACAGAACTCGCCGGTGAAGATTTCTCTGCTCCTGGCACATTGATTAATACAACCAATGGAACAACTACTACCATAACCGAAGAGGTCTGGAGTGGCGGGGTATTACACCATGCTCGTCATCTTCCAACATATCGTGATGTCGATACAACACTAGAAAAATTCGTTGTACAGTTCAAAGAAAAATATCTCAAGAATATTCAGTTTGATACTGCTACAAATAAAAAACTTCTCATCAAGAATTCATTGGATCTTTATCGCTCTAAGGGATCTGAACAATCGATCGATCTATTTTTTAAACTGGTATATGGTACTGTAGCTGAAGTAAAATATCCAGGTGAAAATGTATTACGACTATCTGATGGTATCTGGGAAAAACCAGAATACCTCGAGGTTACTGCTAATGAATATAACGTAGATTATGTAGGCAAACAGATTATCGGTGCTTTATCTGGTGCTAAAGCTTTTGTTGAAAGATTTATTAGACGCCGTGTTGGCAATGGTCACGTCAACCTTCTTTATATTTCTGGCAAAGAAGGTGAGTTTAGAAACGGCGAAATTATCGGTACTAATGTTGATAATACGCCAGATTATACGACATCAAAGCGTGCACAACTTATTGGTTCTGTCAGTCGTGTTACTATTATCGACAAAGGCGCCAACTTTAAAGTAGGTGATATTGTATCATTCCGTGGTTCTGCCCGTGGTATTGGTGGATTGGCTAGAGTAGTTTCGGTATCTGATGCGACCGGAGTTGTTGACTTTATCTTCGTCGATGGCGGTTGGGGATATACATTAAATGCAACATCGCTGATCTCTGAAAAGGTTCTTCGTCTTAATGATATAACGGCCAACACACAGAGCGATCGATATTTCAATCTGTTCGAACAGTTTGCACAGCCTATTATTAATGTAGCATTTACATCAGCCACATCTAATGTTGCTAGTGGAGATTATGTATATCGGTATGCAGCCAATGGGCAATTAGCAGGTACCGGGGTTGTTATCGATACCGATCAAACCAATACATCTGGTCAGATTACGATTTCACATATTACCGGCGTAATTGCCCCGAATGTTACATATTATATCAGCAGTAATACTGCATCATTTTTTGCTAATACGATTGAAGATCGTACAATCTCTGGTAAGGTCATGGGTATACCTCAAGTGTATACTCTTGAATTGTCAGGGCAGGTTGGTACACTTGCAGTTGGTCAGACGGTATATCAGAAAAACACAACAACGACGTTTGCATCAGGCACAGTTAATAGTATTACCCAAACGGCATTTGGAAATAATGTAGTATTGATCGATGCAAGAGGTGCATTTAAAAACAGTGGTGCATTAGCTAATGCCACGTACACTGTTGGCACCGGTACTGTTACATCGAATACCTCTAATACCGTTATTGTTGGTTCAGGTACGGCTTTTAATAATAACTTTATCGGTTCGATAATATATCAGACAACAGGCAATGTTGCAATCGGTACTGTAGAGTCGATCACAAACTCTACGTTTCTAACCCTGACATCAAACGCTAGTACGTATGTTTCTAGTAATGCATTCAATTATGGTTTAACATATCCAATCTACGTAACTGATAACTCGACGATATATGCTAATGTAGATAACGTGTCGGCTACGGCTGGTATATACCAGATTAAAAAATATGTTAATACTATTAAATATCAAAGTGCCAATAACGACAAGTTCTTATACAGTAACTCGGTATATCAATATAGCAGTACTGGCAATGTGATCTCTGAAGGTATTATTCTTACTGTAGACCATGATAGTGGGACCAGTACTGGTAATGTGACAATTATTCCTGTCAAGGGTTATTTTAGAGAAACCGATTCATTCTATACTAATGGCAATACAGCCTCTGCTGTAGTTGTTACAACTTCTGTCTCAAATACTGGCGGCGATTATATTAATTCGCCATATGCCAGAATGGTAGACGGCGTAAGTAATACACATGCAATACTCGAGTCTATCGGCCAAGGATCCGGAGCATCGTTTGGTGTCGGTACGATCGGAGATACAGAAACAGTTTTTGTAGGTACCGATCTAATTGGTGCCAATAACAATGGAACGCTAGATTACGATCGCAAGATCCTGACGGTTGCTTCATCTACAGGATTTGCAACGGGTGATTATGCATATCAAACAGTCAATAAGATTGGATTTAATTCATCTTCATCTGTTAATGAAACAACCGGATTTATTACACTACCAACAGCCAATACATTGTTTACTGTTGGTGATAATATTCTATATGAAGTTGCAACTGGAAATACTGCGCTCAATGGCTTGATTGCAGGCAATTATTACTATGTTAATTTTGCAAATACAACCGGTATTATTCTCTCATATCCATATCGTAAAACAGATCAAATTAATACTGCAAACTTCAGTGCCTTTGCCAACAATAAAGTAAATGAAGTTGGCCACTATTTCTATAAGCAGGTATATGGTACAGTATTCGAAACGGGAACTGGTGTTGTAAAGGTAAAAGATTGTATTAAATCGTTTGGTAATACGGGCGGGACTGCCAATATTACCACATCAGCAAATAGCAATCTGATCAAATATGGTACACCTTCGACAAATACGACATTGCAAAATGTTACAGCATACGCGACGCTGACACAGGCGAACGTTCCATTTTCATCTCTTTCAATTAGATCTGCTGCCTATGGATTTGCTAAAAATCCACAAGGCGATATCGGCGATTTGATATATTCATGTTTAAACTTCGGTAGATTTGAAATCGGAACGATTGGTAGTTTATCACAGGTCGATCCTGGTGCAGATTATAATATTGATCCATACGTTTTGGCGTATCAACCATATATTGCTGGATTTGATCGCAAGGACTTTGTTCTTACGGTTAATAATGCAACGCGTACTTTTGTATCCGGTGAACGTATCAATCAGACACAAGCAAATCTGGTATATTATGATCTCAAGGTCGATTCAGGTGCGTATTCGAATACTTATGATGAGATTCAAGTATCGATCGATACTAAAAATGAAATCTCGAGTGCATTAGATTTCATCTATTCTGGTTCAAATACCATTACCTTTATTGCCAATACCACCGGTGTAGGCAATACTGTATCTGATTTTATCTCGGTAGCCGGTAATCCATTCTCTAGCAATGATTATGTCCGTTATTATGCCGATACCGGCAATACTGTTATTAGTGGCCTATCAAATAACTCGTTCTACTATATCGGATTTTCGAATAGTACCGGTATTACGCTATCGGCAACTGCTGGTGGTGCTAATATCGCGTTGACTGCTGGCGGGAATGAATCTGGTCATAATATTAAAAATTATCTTAATGATCTGGCTGACAATACTCGGATTGTTTATAAGACCCCAGCAGCTAATACTGTTATCGATGGGCTTGCTAATAACACTGCATATTATGTCGTATCATCAAACTCGGTTGGGTTTAAACTGTCGGCAACACGTGGCGGATCTGCACTTGGTATCAATGCGGCGGCAACTGCTGAAACACATCAAGTGTCTACAGTTCCTGGTTATCTTCCATCTGATCGTGTTTACCAAAGCACAACTCCAGTAATGAATGCTTCGGTGCAATCGATCTTCTCTAATACTACCGGTGACTATGTTCGCGTAACTGGCAATACCGCAGCAATTAACGTTACAACTGCAAATACTCTATTGTCTTATACCAATCCATATGTCAACGGTGCAGTCTCATCAGCCGATCTATATCAGATAACTTCGACTGCAAAGGGTATTATCAAAGAGGGATCTAACTCAACAGTTCTGTTTGTCAAGAGACTCTCATTCGAAAATACATTCCAGCCCGGAAGTGAAGTCATCGGTGATGTTTCCGGTGCAGTTGCAAATGTCGTAGGTGTCTCAGAGGATTCAAGTGAACTTTATCCAATTGGATTGAATGCTGTCATCGAAGCTAACGTTACTACTGCCAATGGACAGGTAACTGTTCTTGATGTTTTCGACTCCGGGTTTGGCTATACAAATTCTGAAATTATCCAATACGTATCTGAAGACAATACTCATTCCGGTTCAGCCAAAATTCTTATCGATGGCGCAGGCCAAGGCAAGGGATATTATAGAAGTTCCAAGGGATTCTTATCCGAGGACATGTACATCCATGATGGTGACTATTACCAAGAATATTCATATGAAGTTCTTACCAAGATTTCTGTTGATCGTTATTCGGATATGTTCAAGAAGGTCATGCATATGGCCGGTACAAAATTCTTTGGGTCAGCACTTATTGTAGAAGAAGCAAATGTTGCGCTAGCCTTGTCAGAGATTGCAACAGGCCAGCAGATTCAATTCAATGCAGCGACAGACGTATCAACTTCAAGTGATACTATTCAGACAGATATTCAAGGCAAGACATATGCATTTGATGCATTGAATGATGTAAATCAAGAAACTGAATTCTTTACTCTTCCGATTAATACACTGATTGCAAATGATTACGTACAATACGTATCAAACACCGGTAATTATATCGGAATTGGTGATGGCATGTCTACTATGACAAATGCAGCATTCTATTATGTTGTATATTCGAATAGCAGTGGTATTAAGATATCGACTACACTAGGTGGCACTGCACTGAATGTGAATACTGCTGCAATGATATCCGAAGAACACTCATTCACGCAATATATCAATCCATTTGCTAATGGCGACCTTCTCCTATATACTACAGGAACAGGCAACACCGCTGTGACTGGACTGGCAAACGCTACATCATACTATGTTGTGAATAGCACTCCAAATTCTGTCAAGTTGTCATTGACTGCCAATGGAAGTCCTATAAATATAACAGCTAATACAACAACTAGTGGTGCTAATACTGCTGGACACTATTTGACAAAGACCGTCGAGGAATAAATGGCAACTACACAGAAACTCGTTACATCTAACTTTAATGTACATAGTGCAGCCAGCTTTGTAAACACCTTTGCTAATACTGACTATTTCATTTTTGCCGGCAAGCATACTCCGTATACGACAAGTGATGTAGCAATTGCTACGCCAAATAATAGCGTCAAATCATCGTACCTAGACATTTATGATAATATGATCTTTGCTAAAAAGATTAGTGACGCTGATATTGTCCATGTTATTCCAAAATATCTGTGGTCATCGAATACGTATTATACGCAATATGATCATCGTGATGGTGATCTATTTGATAAGCAATTTTATACAGTTGTTGATGATGATACTGAGTATAATGTATGGAAGTGTCTCCATAATGCCAGCAATACGAGTACTACTACATATTCTACGATCTCACCATCAAGAGTCGGCAGTTCAGCCGACCTGACTCCTATCGAAACTGGAGATGGTTATCTGTGGAAATACATGTACACTATCACCAAAACCCAGTATGAAAAATTTGCTACGACAAATTATATTCCTATTACTGCGAACACTGATGTCATATCCGGTGCAATTGATGGCAGCATTGAACTGATTGATGTGGTTGGAGCAGGCCGCGGCTATAATAACTATATTGCTAATGGCGTATTTAAAACCGGTGATATTAGTATTGGCGGGGTTAATACGGTATATGGTGCGCCAGAAACGGCTGTTGCCATCGATGACTATTATCAAGGTTGCGTTCTTAAGATTACATCAGGCACGGGCATTGATCAATATCGTCGTATTGTCAACTATGAAGGTGTTGGTGTACAGAAGAAGTTTATTCTAGATTCTGGATTTACAGTAGTTCCTGGGGTGTCTGATACGTATCAGGTTTATCCGTACGTATATGTATGGGGTGATGGATCAGAAACAACAGTTGCAGACGGCCGCGCGATTATTAATACAGCTGCAAATACTATTTCAAAGGTTGAAATCCTAAGCGTCGGCGCAGGATATCGATATGGCGAATCGTATGCATCTGATATGCCAAACACTACAACAGTAGATATCAACAGCGTGTATATCCCAATCCCAGATGTGATTTCACAGGGTACAAATTTTGTGGCCGCCGTATTGCAACCTATTCTCTCACCAAAGGGTGGGCATGGTTCCGATCCATGGAATGAATTAGGTGGTAACCGTGTTTGTATTTCCACCAAATTTACGAATAGTGAAAGCGGAACACTGCCAACTCAAAATGATTTTAGACAGGTAGGATTGATTAAAAATCCATTATATACCAACGTTGATTTTGTTTTAAAAAGTGCCAATACGATCGGTGGTTTTTCTATTGGTGAAACTGTTTATCAGTTCAAGCAGTTTAAACTGCATGGTAATGTTAATATTACATCTTCGAATAGTACTATTCTTAAAACCAACTATGGTAAAATCTCTACTACCGCTACATTAGTAAATGCAGGAACTGCATATGATAGTTCAGTTGATACTCTAGTCTTTGATAATACCGGTACCGGCGGTTCAGGTGCAAATGCAACCTTTACAAATAACGTATCTGGCGTAATCACAAGTATTATTGTATCTAATACCGGATCAAATTATGTCACCGCTCCATTGGTGTCAATTAGCACATTGACAGGTAGTAATGGATCGATTACCGTTTCACTTGATAATCCACAGACTCCTACATTCAAAGATTCATTTGCTACAGGTGATTATGTGTTGGTTCAAAAGGGAAGTAACAATTTCCTTTCTACAGTATCTAATGTGCCTGAGGATTATCAGATTACATGTTCGACCAATTCTACATTTACTGCAAACAACGCTGAGATCTCGGCTGTTGTTCTTGGTGCTTCTGGTAAGGTAACATCAGTAAGTTCTGGGCAAATTACACTGACAAATGTATCTGGTGTATTTACCGAAGGCAGTAAAATTATCGGCACTACAACCGGTTCTACTTCAGTTATTCAGACGTCTAATAATACCGTTACTGCAATCCAGGTCAATGATAAAGCTGCCGGTTCATTCAACACTTCAGTACAATTGACCAGACTGGTTGGCAACTATACATCAGGAAGTTCATCATTTGTTGAAGATGAATTTGTTAGCCAAAATAGTTTGATTGCATATGCAAAACCACGTGGTTATTTGCATCATATTGAAATTTCAGCCGGTGCTGATGATGACGTTGCATTCATTAGTAATGAATTCGGTGTATTCAATTTAGATCCTGATGGTGTTCGAACTGTATCGGGTAACACTTCTGGTGCTACCCTCGATAATTTATCGAATAAATACCCTGGAGACTTTGTAGTAGGAAGTGGTGAAGTATTATATTACGAAAACCTAGATCCTATTACAAGAAGCGATAATAAATCAGAAATAATCAAGATAATTTTGGAGTTTTAAGTTAATGGCTCTGCAGACCGATTTTAATGTATCACCGTACTACGACGACTATGATCCTCAGAAAGACTTCTATAGAATTCTCTTTCAGCCGGGTGTGGCCGTACAGGCGCGTGAACTTAACCAACTACAGGCCATTCTTCAAAATCAAATTGAGAAGTTCGGCGATAACATCTTCAAGCGTGGAACAATCATCGAAGGTTGTAATATCTCTAAGCATGAGATTCTTCCATACGTTAAGATTCGCGATCTCGAAGTTGATGGTACTCCTGTTGCCATTTCAATGTATGAGAATCTTTCTGTAAGAAATTCATCGAATGTTCAAGGTTATATCGTAAAAACCGTTTCCGGTTTCGAATCACGTTCGCCAGATCTTAATACGCTATATGTCAAATATAATGGATCTGGAACTGATAGTAATACCGCAACATTCAGTCCAAGTGATACTCTAGAAGTATTTGATACCAACTATCAGATCTTTAAAATGAAGATCAACAATGGATCGTCAGCATTTTCAAATGCCGATTCTGTTGTGGTTATGTCGGCTATTGCTATTACTAATTCTACCGGTGGTAATACTTTCCCTGCAGGTGCATTCGTTGCTGGCCATGTTATTCAAAACGGTGTTGCCAATGCTACTATTATCGAAGCTAACACAACTGCGAACTCGGAAGCACTTATTCTAAAGATCAAGCCGCTTGCTGCCGATCTTCTTACAGCCAATACCATTAAATGGCGTTTTGGTGCCGGTGAAACAATCAGAAACATAACCACTGCCAATGTCGCAAACGTTGCAGCTGTTATCGGTTCCGGTGCAGATGCATCGATCACTACAGACTCATTAGGCAAAATCACGGCGTTGTCTGTTGTATCCGGCGGTGCAGGATATTATGTTCCACCACATGTCACTGTTAAGATCGATACAACATCTTCTATTACTACAGCAGAGATTAATCAGCTTGATATCACTGCTCAGAATTACTTGGCATCTATAACTGTTGCCAACTCTGCGCTTTCGTCTATCGGTGCTGGTTATGGTGTTACAATCGACGAAGGAACTATCTATCAGAAGGGATTCTTCAGTCGCGTATCTAACCAATTGGTTGTTGTTAACAAGTATTCAAATACAAACTTCAACAAATCTGTAGGCTTCCTAACAGAAGAAACCATTGTCACAAGCAATCAAGATACTTCATTGCTGGATAATGCTACAGGCACATACAACTATACTGCGCCTGGTGCAAATCGACTGAAGCTCACTCCGGTACTTTATGTTCTTGACAAAACTCTGGCCGATGCCAATACCGAATTCTTGCCGATTATTGAATTTTCTGACGGCCGTCCATATAAGCAAAGTCTATCGACCGTTTATAATATCATTGGCGATGAAATGGCCAAGAGAACCTATGAAGAATCCGGCAACTTTACTTTGGATCAGTTCCTTGTAACAACAAAGGATTCTAGCACATTCTCAGAAACTCCTACGGTATTTAAAGCTGCTGTAGATCCTGGTAGAGCATATATCAATGGATATAGAGTCGAAACAACCGACAACTATCTGACCAGTGTTAATAAGGGCATCGACACAGTTACCAATACTAATGCAGCACTGCGCCTTGGATTTGGTAATTTTATTCGTGTCAAAGAACTCGGCGGTGTTTTTGAATTTAATACCGGTGCCACGGTTGATCTTTATGATACTGCAAAAACATATTTGAGCACCGGGCCTGGTGCGGCAATTACAGTACCAGGTGGGGGTACAAAGATCGGCACCGCGCGTGTTCGTTCAGTAGTCAATGAATATACAAATGCTGAACCAGGTTCTAAAGATGCAACATATCGTATGTACCTATTCGATATTGTAATGAATTCTGGTAAGAACTTCGGTAACGTTCGTTCGGTATATTATGGTGGTACAAATAAGGGTATCGCCGATGTGATCTTAAGTTCTGCTGGTGTTGCAGAACTTCAAGATACAAAAGACTCAGCGCTGCTCTTCAAGTCTGTTGATGCGATGAAGTATGCCAATAACATGACATATACATACCGCACAATCAACCAAGGTGAACTTGCCAACTCGGCTGGATATATTGTTCTGAACCTCGGTGCTGGTGAAACTTTCCCGTACACCGGTCAATTGAATTCTAGTGAACTCAGAGATTTTGTCGTAATCCCTCTGGCTGACTATGAAGGTCAATCAAACGCAACAGGCACGGTCACAACATCATCCACCTCGACAAGTGTTACCGGGGCCGGAGGCATGGACTTCCGTACATCATTCAATGTCGGCGATTATGTAAAATTTGGCAATACATCATCAAATGCTATCGGTCAAATTGCACAGATCGCTGGTGCATCATCGATGATTCTGACTTCTAATGCCGCAACGTCATATACCGGTGGGTTTATGAAGGTGGCATATCCTAAGAGTGTTCCAATCTCGTTAACAAACGATGCAACAAAATGGGCAAATGTTGAATCTGGCAATAGCCAAGTTCTTACGATCTATCTTGCCAACACTATTGCCAACTCGTCTGGTTCTAGTTCATCGGCTAATATTGCTATTGCATATAATGCAACTCGTACCAATGTCAGTTCGGCTGCAAAGACCGTACAGCGCAATATCCATACTCGTGTTGCAGTTGCTAATAATGCCGGTTCAACCCTAGGTCCTTGGGCTCTTGGTGTTTCTGATGCATTCCGTTTGAGAAATGTTTATATTGCAAATGGCGCATCACGTGATATCACGTTTGATGTATCGACTGGTATTACAAATTCCGGTACTGCAAATGCATTCTTGACTTTCACCAATACACCTTTTGCTAATGGTGATGCATTGGTTTATTCGAATACTGCCGGCGTTGGTGTTGTTGGCGGTCTTGCCAATGGCAGTACATACTACGTTGTATATGCGAATGCAAGTGGATTTGCCTTATCAGCCACACGTGGTGGTGCAAACCTCACCTTGACGGTGAATAGTTCATCGACACACAAGTTTACCGGAAGCCCACTATATTTTGGTTCAGACACATACGGCGTGACTGATGTGACAAATGACTTTTATCTGGATATGAACCACAATCAAGATTATATGGATATTTCATATCTGTACAGAAAACCACGTAAGATTGTATTAACAACTAATGACGTGTTGTTAGTTAAATATGATGCATTCAACGGCGGTGCAGGTGTTAAGACTGTTAGTTCGTATCCTATCAGTGATGGTGAAACATTTGCACAGTTGTCATCAAGTGCCAATGTTCATACCATGGAAATCCCAGAATTCCTAGGAACAAGCGGCAAGTATTACGATCTTCGCGATCAGTTTGACTTCCGTCCTAAATCAAATAACACAATCGGTTTTGTTACAGATGTGACATCGGTTGCCGCCGGCGCGAATGCAGCATCTATTATCAACCCGAGTGAACCTGCAGATGTTGATAGGTTTGCATCAACAGAACAGTATTTTCCGGCCCCAGATACAACTCTGAATGCTAATATTGAATACTATGTTGGTCGTTCTGATCGTCTAGTTGTTGATAAGAATGGCGACTTTGTAATTCGCGAAGGTAAGCCAGGATTTATTAATGATGTTCCGAATGAACCAAGCGATTCGATTACACTACAGGTCCTTCGTATTCCTGCATATCCATCGTTGCCCAACTCATTGTCTGCAGACATTGTTAAGATTGTAGATACTAAGGTTGCTAACGAAGCATACGGTCGTAGAAGATCACTATATAGCATCTCTGCTACTATGACTGAAGCTGAACGTAATGCCATTCAGATCAAGAACTATAAGATGTCTGATATTGCTTCGCTGGAGAAGCGCATCAAAGATCTAGAATATTATGTGTCATTCACTCTTGCTGAAACTCTTGCTAAGGCACGATTCATTCCAAGTTCATTGGATGCACTGCTGGATCGTTTCCGTTATGGTTTCTTCGTCGATCCGTTCACGGATTACAACTATGCGGATCTCGAAAACCCAGAATTCTGGGCAACCATTCGTGACAACCAATTGTGCCCCAAATTAACAGAGATCAATCTAGAATTCACCGATGGTGGTACTACAGGCATTGCAACCCTTCCATTCACAGAATTCAATGTAATATCGCAGGGTGATGCAACTGATGGGCCAGTAGTAACTGTTACTGCAAATAATACATCAACTACTGCAAACACTACCGGCCAGGTAACCGTTACTACTGTTACCCAGTCAACTGCAGTTGTTACACAGTCACAAAGAAGCACTTCGCGTAACGATGATGGTTCGGTATATGAAGATTTCTTCTATACAATGAGCACACTTGTTGGACCGGTTGAATTCTATCTGAATTCACGTGATAACAATATGGCTCTTGAAGTATTCCAAAGTTTCACAGCATCTGGCCCATGGACAAGTACAACTACTTCGGCCACTGCCCTTGGTATCTCAACTACCGATATTTCCTCGAAGGCACTTTATAACCTTAACGGCGGTGTGTTCGAAAATGGCGGCAGTGTTAATAGAAAGAGTTACGGGCCGGTTGGACACTTCATTGAAGACAACTTCAAGCTTCTTTGGAGTCACGACCCGACCAATGGTCAGTATTATAGACTTCGTGTCTATAAGGGTAAAAACCACGGTGCGCAAGGAAGCAGCGGAACATTCTCGTTTAAGCTGTTCTATCCAACTGACGCTGTAACTACACGCACTATCACGGTAACCAACCCTAATAAGTTTGAATATACCGGCATGATTAATAGTGTATCGCCACCGGAATTCGGTCTGGTAGCATCAGCACAATATGCTGGCATTTCTATTCCGTTTGGTGGAACAATTCCAGGTTCTAGATTCGTTGCGGATTCACAGAAATTCATAATTTCTACATCTGGTCTTAAGCCAAACACTTATCACAAGTTCACGTTCAACGGTGAAGATCAGACTGCTAAGTGCGCACAAGTTAGAGACACCACAGTTAATACTTCCGGTCTTCTATCTGATAAGAATGGTGTAATCACCTTCGACTTCTTCTATGATGCTGGTATTACTGAAGCAACATCCGATGTTACTCAACAAAACAAGATGGCAGCTGCTATGGCTGGAACAAAGTCATTTGTTGTACAGAGTTTTGATGGAACGTCAAAGGCTTCTGGTTCTATTACAATGAAATATTATGCATCAATCTGGGAAAAATACACAGCTGCTGCAACAACTCCATTAAATGCAACACCAAGTATAACAACTACTTCGACTGGTGTGGTTACACAGCCGGCTAGTGCAAGTCCGCCAACACAGGCTATTAATGATGCTATCAGTGTTAATAATGTAACGCTGTTTAATATCGGTAATATTAGATTGTAATGTCTAATAAATATATCAAAGATTACGAGGAAGTTTAATGTCAGCATTTGATTACATCCAAACATTTAAAGTCAATAAAAATATTGTGGCAAATGCTACTGACCTGATGTTGACTTCGATTGAAGTATTTTTCAAAGGCAAGCCATCGACAAATTCAAGTGTCAGTGGTCACGCTAATCCTGGATTCAGTGCCTGGATTTGTGAAGTAGAAAATAATGAGCCAATTCCAGATCGTATTCTTAAAAATTCTATCTTGAATATTGAATATGATAAAATTAATACTTCTTCAAATGCTGATATTCCTACTATTTTAGGTTTTACCGATCCGGTTGTTATTAAAAGCGGCACGTATTATGGTGTAGTCATTAAGTATAATGATCCTGCTTTTGATATTTGGATCAACAAGCAGGGTGACCGTTTGGTCAGTGCTGCCGGTGTTACAAACAACCCATCGCCTGGTTCGCAGGGAAGATTTGACGGGAATCTTTATAAAGCAACGAATGCCGGAAGTTATCAGACATTCAGCGATCGGGATCTTAAGTTCAAGGTCTTTATCGCTAAATATACATCTACTTCTCAGACAGTCTCACTGACCAATAAAGATTACGAGTTCTTTACGATCGATCGTACATTTGCAAATGCTTTCCATGGTGGTGAATGGGTGCATCAAGAAACAGCAAATGCTACCGGGACAATTACAACGGTTGCAAATAGCACAGGTGCATATGTCATAGGTGTTGGTACGACATTTACAAATTATCAACTTGGTGATTATATTGTTGTAGCAAACAGCACGGTAAAAGATATCGTACAGATCAAGGGCATTGCTAATACCACACAGATGAGAGTCGACAGAGTTCCTGCTATGTTAGGTGCCGGTAACTTTTATGTTCCACCAGTTGGGCGCGTATATTACACAGACTATACCAGAAACAATATTATTCTAGTTGATTCATCTGCCAACTCAACAAATAAATTTGTTCAGGGCAGTCGTTTCCATGGTATGAGATCTTCAGCTTCTGCTAATATTGCATCGATCGATCGTTGGGCAGTTAACCATTTCAAACCGACATTCTTGATCGGCAATCCTGCAACATCTCAGTTTACATTGAACTATGCCATGGCAAATACAGCCAACCAACTTGGTTCGGCAACCAATCTAGATCTATTCAAGTTCAACAATTTCAGCAATTATCTCGGTCATATTCTATCTCGTTCGACTGAAATCGATACATTGTTCAGTTCAAATCTTTTCGGAACAAGAAGAAAATCTGCTGTAGCTAATGTCGATATTCAAGTAAACGGTGATGCAAATAGTGTATTCAGTGTTCCATACATCAATACTAAGCAGCTTGACTGTTATGTGTATCAGAATGATATCAATTCAAGTACCACAGAAACTAGAACTGTAGGGTTGGTTGCTATTGATGAATATGACACCGAGATCGGTAAAAACGGTCTAGGAAAGTCTAAGTACATTTCGAAGAAGATTAGTTTTGCTGCTGACAAGTATTCAGAAGATATTGTCGTGTATCTGCAAGGGTATCGTCCAGCTGGCACAGAGATCAAGGTGTATGCCAAGATCCATAATAGTGCCGATAAAGAATCGTTCGATACAAAAGCATGGACACCGCTTGCCCTAAAGAATAATACTGATAAGTTTAGTTCGGCAGAACCGAATGATATGTATGAATACACATATGGTTTCAGTCAGTATCCGGATATTCAGTATAGTTTGTCTGGTGCATTTACTACCGGATCATCAAGCAATACGATCACTACAACTATTGATCTGTCTGCAACTTTAACAACCGGCGATTTGATCCGTGTATACGATCCGCTATTTCCTGAAAACCATGAAGTATTTCCAGTTGCTAGTGCCAACTCTACTGCAATTGTTATATTCAAACCGATCACAAATGTGAGTTTGGTTTCGAAAGACGTGCAGGTTGATAAACTAAAGTACAACAACATTGCATGGAATAATATTGCCAATGATAATACCGTACGGTATGTGAGTTCATCGTTGGTTGAGTTTGATCGTTATACCTCAATGCAGATCAAGATCGTATTATTATCAAATTCAACTAGCATTGTTCCTAGAGCAGAACAGATTCAAGTTATCGGAGCTTCAACCTGATGTTAGTCAAAACTGATATGCCTGGATATTATAAAGATACGGATACTGGAGTCATCATAAATAATGATGATGAGGCATATCGTAAGTTTGAAGCTGCACGGACTGCCTCTAAAAAGAATAAAGAATTGTGCAACAGAATTGGTGCGGTTGAAAACGATCTTAAAGACATCAAAAATCTTCTATTGCAGATAGTACACGGGAATAATTAATGGCAAGACAGGTAGCTAACGTCGATATTATTACAGACAGTTTCGAGATTTGGCTCTTAGAGACCAACGAGCTACTTAATGCTCTTTCGACTGAAGTGATGACAGCCAATGCCACGTATGCAAATACTGGCAATTCTACGTTCCAACGTACTGGCCAACTGTATGGCACATTCGGTGCTAACAACGTTGTTGTGTCAGACTGGATCAAAGGTGGAAACGTCAATGGTTCTTTTGCAAACCTGATGGTTTCTACAAACGCTGTATTGTCTAATACCACAGCTGCAAACCTGATGTTGATGGTTGCAAACAGCACAACGTTCTCATACATCAATCCACAGGGTGGTTACTTTGGTAACACAACTGCTAACAGTTTCATTAATAGCATAGCTATTATAACACAGTCCAACTCAATTGTAAACACAAATATTAGCCCAACGCTCATTCAAGTTGCAAATAGTACAGCAACATCGAATGTTATTGCTGGATCGTTTAAGACTGGCCTGTTTCAAGCCAACACAACAACTATTGCTGTGGGTGCGAATGTTATCGCCAACGCTTCGGCATTGTACATTGCTGCTGGATCTAATACAGCGGTTCTTACCGAGAAGACTCTTACGACCGTTGCCAATCTTGATATTATCAACGACAAGACTACATTCTCGAATGCCGTTGCTGTTACTGGCAACACTATCTTATCGAATACGCTATATACAACCGGAGCAGCAGTATTCTCAAATACTATAGCGGCAACCGGCAATGTTACGTTCTCGAATACGCTGGCAGTTACCGGTGCTGCTACTCTTTCAAACACATTGGGTGTGACAGGTGCTGCTACCCTTTCGAACACATTGACAGTAACCGGTCTATCTAATACATCTGGTAACTTGAACACGCCAACTGCTAATGCGTCGGTTGCTATCAATGTCGGTGCTAATGTCAACTTGACAACTACTAGAGTCAATGTTGGTAACTCAACTGTTAATACGGCTATTACATCTACTGCAATTGATACTGATGGCACATTGGCGGTTCTGGGTACAACAACGCTTTCAAATACAGCTGATATTGCGGGTCTTGCAAACGCAGCTGGCAACTTGAATACGCCAACTGCTAACGCTTCAGTTGCTATTAATGTTGGTGCAAATGTTAATCTGTCTACAACACGATTCAATGTTGGTAACACAACGGTTAACACATTCATCACATCGACTGCTATCGAAACAGATGGAACATTAACAGTTCTGGGTGCAACAACCCTTTCAAACACACTTAGTGTAACTGGATTGACAGATGCAACTGGCAACTTGAATACACCAACTGCTAACGCATCTGTTGCGGTTAACGTCGGAGCGAATGTCAATCTGACTGCTGCTAGATTCAATGTTGGTAACACAACGGTTAATACTTTCATCACATCTACAGCGATTGAGACTGATGGTACATTAACTGTCCTGGGTGCAACTACATTATCAAATACATTGGGTGTTACTGGTGCTGCAAATGTACTGAGCACGTTAGGTGTCACCGGTGCTGCTAATCTCCAGAGTACATTGGGTGTAGCAGGTGCTGCAAACGTTCAGAGTACATTGGGTGTATTTGGTGCTGCAACATTCTCAAATACAATTACTATTACCGGATTGACGGCATTAAATGGTGGTATCAATACTACTACTGCAAATGCTTCAGCTGCGGTTAATGTTGGTGCAAATGTTAATCTAACACTTGATAGAATTAACGTCGGTAATACAACTGTTAACACGTTCATCACATCTACGGCAATCGATACCGATGGTACTTTAGCAGTAACTGGAGCTGCAACGCTATCTAATACGCTTGGAGTAACCGGCGCAACAACACTGTCTAATACACTAAATGTTGTTGGTGCAGCCAATCTACAGAGTTCAGCAAATATTGCTTCGACACTTGGTATTGGTGGTGCATTGACCGTAGGCGGTATAACTACACTGCAAACAAATTATGTCATCGATGTTGCTGCAACTGCCGATGTCGGTTCGACTATTGGTCCGGTGTTGGTATATCGTTTCCCGAAAGCGACATACGCATCTGGCAAATTTAAAGTTCAAGTTAAGAACGGCAATACACAACTATCCGAACTGGTCCTAGCACACGACGGAGGAACTTTGGCATATGTAACCGTGTATGGTACGGTATCTTCAAATGGTGGTGCCTCTCCACTAGGAACATTTACAGCAAATACTGATACCGCAAATGTGAATCTATATCTTGTACAAACTGTGGCTAATTCATCAGTAAAAGTTATAGCCCATTTAATTAAGTAAGGTTGACATGGCAAATACTAATTTTAAAGTAGACAATGGTCTTTTAGTTAACGGAGATTCGCTATTACAGGCGAATTTAACCGTCAACGCGCACGTTTCTGTTGCGCAGACGCTTTCTGTTACCGGGGATCTTGCAGTCACTGGCAATCTTACTTATTCCAATACTTCTATTGCTGGTGATCTAATCCCGACTGCCAACGGTAAAGCACTTGGCAATACAAGTCGTACTTTTGATATTTACGGTGGAAACCTAAACCTATCAAATTCGGTTGTTATAGCAAACGGTATTAGTATTAATATTAGAGCCAGTGATGGTATTATTGCTAATGCTACTGGATTAAGTGTTAACGCATCATCGATTTCAAACGGTGTATTGAATATTGGTCAAGGTGGTACTAATGCTGCTACACGTGCAGCCGGACTTAATAACCTTTTACCGACGCAGAATGTTGCTGTAACCGGTTATTATCTGAAAACAGATGGTACAAATTCTGCATGGGTAAATGGTATTGGTTATACTGGATCTTCTGGTTATACAGGATCAAGAGGTGATACAGGATACACCGGTTCAGGTGGTTCATCAGGTGCAACTGGTTATACTGGTTCGGCAGGCACTAATGGTTCTACTGGTGCGACCGGTTATACCGGTTCACAAGGCGTTCAAGGCATCCAGGGTATCCTAGGTTACACAGGATCTGCCGGCACCAATGGTACAAATGGTTATACTGGATCAGTTGGACCACAGGGTATAACAGGATATTCTGGTTCGCAAGGTATAATTGGTTACACAGGATCTGCCGGCACTAATGGCACAAATGGTTATACTGGATCAGTTGGGCCGCAAGGATCTATTGGCTATTCTGGATCGCAGGGCATCCTAGGTTATACTGGATCGTTTGGTATTACTGGTTATACTGGATCATTTGGTACAATTGGTTATACTGGTTCAGTTGGTTACACAGGATCCGCTTCAACGGTCATTGGTTACACAGGATCATTTGGTATTACTGGATATACCGGATCGGCATCAACTGTCATCGGATATACCGGATCTGCATCGACAGTTATTGGTTATACCGGATCAGCATCAACTGTTATTGGTTATACTGGTTCATTTGGTGTCACAGGATATACCGGTTCTGTCGGTTATACTGGTTCAGCATCGACTGTTATCGGTTATACAGGATCTGCTGGTACAACAGGTGGAACAGGATATACCGGTTCTGGTTATGGTACATCTGCCAGTGTTCAAATGGGATCATTGGGTGTCGGCGTTGCCGCATCTGGTACCTCAGGGGAAATCAGAGCAACAAACAACGTAACAGCATATTATTCATCAGATGCCAGATTCAAAGAAAACGTAGAACCAATTGCAAATGCTTTGGATAAGGTTATGGCAATTGGCGGTAAGACATTCGATTGGACAGATTCATATATCAACGACCACGGCGGTGCAGATGGTTATTTTGTTCGCAAGTCTGACTTTGGTGTGATCGCGCAGGATGTTGAAAGCGTATTCCCATTGGCTGTCAGAAACCGTGAAGATGGAACACTTGCAGTTGATTATGAAAAGTTGTGTGCATTAGCATTCCAGGCTATCAAAGAACTTAAAGCACAGTTGGATGAATTGAAAGGATAATACATGACCTTACAATCTTCCGGTGCAATAACACTAGCTAATATTCAGACAGAGTTTGGTGGTTCTAATCCAATTGGTCTCAACGAATATTACGCCGGTGGGACATATGTTCCATCCTATACTACTGGTGTTAATGGTGCAGTACCATCAAGCGGTGCTATCAAACTATCAGATTTTTATGGAACAACATTAGGACTGTCTACTACGATGACAGTCGGAAGCGCGTCATATACACTAGTTAAAACTAACTATTATGTAGATGGGTTTATTGGAGCCGGATCGCAACAAGATCTTGTTGCACCAACTATTGGTTCAGTGTCACCTACTACATTTCGTGGAACTGAAGTCAAAGCACTGTATTGGATACAGGTCACCACCGGCCATAGTGGTACAACAGGTAGCGTTGCATTAGAATTGTCCGGAAATCAAGCCTCTGGATTTGTTACAGATGTTAGAATTGCTGGTGTATCAGTTGGTAGTATTGGCACACCTTCATACGACGGCACTGCTAATACTACAAGATTCAGTCTTGGCACAGGTGGTACATGGACAAATCCATTTGGAACAAGTGGCACAAAAGCAATTATAATATTATAAACAGGTAATATAATATGGATGAAGAACAAAATACACCAATTATAACAGAAACAGTGATAATTGACGAGATATCAGAAGATGGCACTCGTATATACACTGTAATTGTGAATCAAGAGGAATTATAATGATTGCCAAACGCTATCTATATAGTACAGTCTGTGCAGACTTGGTTACTTTGCAAGATGGAGAATTGCTTCAAGGCATGATTGATCAAAGTGCATATGCCAAACTATATGGAGTCTTTGTATATACTGGGCACAGTGAAATTGTGTCAAGTAATGCCAATAACGTAGGAATGTATTGGGAATCGACAGGCAGATTTCAGCCAAATACTATAGAAGTTCCATGCGATGTTAGAGCTACTGGCGAAACAACATGGTTGTGCGTATCACAAAATGATGAAATACGTAGAGAAGTACAAGAACAGATTGTTAATGGATCTTATATTCTTCCAGCTACGTGGGGATTTTTAGTTCTTGATGGATCTGTGCAAGTCGAAGGCAAAACAGCAAACCAATTTCAGTTTTTTCGTGCGAGAGATATAGATGTAGAAGTTCAAGGAACTAGTGTTCTTCTTTTGGTAAAATAGTGTGGCATATAAATAAAAACAAAAGAGGTTACTGTGGCACTTAAGGCAAACATCACGATTGATCAAGGAACAGATTTCTCAACGACCATCGATGTAACCGACGAAGATGGTAACTCAATTGATCTATCCGGATATACCGGAACTTCTCAGATGCGTAAGCATTATACATCATCCAATGCCACTGCTTTTTCAGTAGCAGTAACCGTATTGACCGGTGCTGTTACTATTAGTATGAATGCTGCGACCACAGGAACGCTGACATCTGGTAGATATGTCTACGATGTAGAATTAAGAGATGCTGCAAACACAGTTTCAAGATTGGTCGAAGGTATTGTAACGGTATCTCCTCAAGTAACGAGATAAGACATGGCAATCAAAGCTTCCATCATTAAAAACACAGCATTAAAAGCTAAAGTTACCAACACCGATGGTAGACTTTCGATTGCCACACCTATTACACTTAAGAACCAGATCCAAGAGATCCGAAGTATTGAAGATTTTGGTGATGTTGATGAGATCAATGTAACCAATGGTGCTTCATTGGTTTACAACTCAACTAGTAGTAGATATGAAATCAGACCGTTTGAATTGGGTGATCTCGGCAACATCGACCTTGGAGAGTTTTAAGTTTATCTGCGGCGAACAAAGTGATAGTCGCCGTCTACTTCTCCGCCGCAGAACATTCCTGATACATTATCGAATCCAATCGAATTCATATACTCGATAATCTCCTGTGCTTTAGGAGCACCCTTGTTATAATCCACATGCTGCATCTCTAGAATGATGTTATCACAATTTCTGATAACGCCTGCAGCTCCCTTAATAATATCAAGTTCTGCACCTTGTACATCCATCTTGATAAGATCAGGCAATGGGAAGTCCTGTGTTATAACAACCTGATCCAATGTCGATGTGTATCTCTTTACCGGTTTGGCGAATAGTGTATCGGCCAATGGGCTGAGTTCAATATTCTCCTTATAGAGTGAGTTGCCACCAGGATTCTCTGTGTTTTCCCAGAATTCTACCTCTTGCCCAGATACGCTTCCAAGTACGCCGCAACTATGCTTAAGACCTTCTTCCTCGTAGATGAACTTGGTCGCATCCATTGCGTCGAACACTACATATTCAGCACTCGGCCAGATCGTCTTAGCTTTGTCAGTCCAGTGAAGTACACATGCACCGATATCATAGATGACCTTTGGTTCAAACCCATTGGTTTTGAGTTTCTTCAGGTAATCGATATGGTCCTGTGGGAATAAATCCATCTGCCGAAGTTCACGCAAACGAGTCTTTTCTGCAGATTCAGTATACATGTTTGTTACCACCGGCAATTCGGGAGTGAATATGCGTTGCCCAACATGACCACATACAATCGATGTATCACACCAGATAGTGTATCCTTTGTCTCGTGCCTTCCTGCAGAAATCTAGATCCTCACTGAATGTATTGGCGTGATCTAATGCCTGATGGTATACGAACTGTGGATATCCTACGTCAGCAAAGACTTCCTTCTTGACGAGAACGCACCCAAAACCACAACCACCAACCTCGATTAGACCCTTACCATACAGATTCTCGTATGGCAGGTGTCTCAATTGATGATCATAGATCTCAATAGTCTGATGATCGGTACGTTGGCGATAGATGCCAGATATGATTGGTTTGTTTCCAGCTAACATCTTCTGCAGTGTATCTGGTGCAAAGATCATATCATGATCGACTGCAAAGAGATAATCGTATCCCTTAACTGTCCAATCAGCAATCAAGTTACGAACCTGGTCTACGGCATATCCATAGAAGTATTGGAAGTGTGCCTTGTATCCTTCAGGAATGATCTGGTCATAGATCGACTTGAATGTATCACCTTCGATGTCATTCTTACATGGAATAGCAATTAAAATATTCTTCATTTCAACATTCTTTTTAATAGGATTTTGTTCAAACCATTTACCAAAGATGGCCTTTTCACGTTCGAACTGCTCGGGTGAAACGATGGTGACCGTAGGATCGGTAACGGTTGCAGACATTGGCGTTTCGAAATCGATGTTGTAAATCAGATAGTTCTTCTTATCATTCACCAATGCATTATGGAAGATAACATCATCGCCGAAATTGATCAAGAGACCATCCGGAATTGGTTGCCAATTCTTCTTGTGAACAAACATTAATTGACCAAAGCAATGGATGACCATTCCTGGTTGCCATTCAAGGAAGTCAATTGATCCATCTGTCTTTGCTGGTTGACCTAATGCAGGATCACCAACAATAATACCGAAAGCGCCGGCATCTGGTGCTTTCATCCGTGGTTCGATCTTATCGAACAGTGTAGGATTAAATACAATGTCATCGTTGACGATGCAGAGTAGATCATAGTTACTATTTTCTACACCAAGATTCCATGCAGGATTAACACCACAAT